TCGCGCCACAACAGGACATTCTTCGAAAAGCAAATGCCGATCTTTGTGGGCATGGTGCAAGTACTGGCAGTCAATGCTCGTTAGGCGCAACGCCTCCAGGAGTTCCTGATTCACCACCTCCAATTCCGCCAGTTTCTTGTCCTGTTCGCTGATGATCTTGCAGGCAGACTGGTAGGCGCTGTTCAGCATCAGCGTTTCGTCATGCAGCCGGCGCAGTTCGGCGGCGGCTTCGCGTTGCCAGCCGACGCGGTATCCGAGGTGGGCCATTGCAGCCAGTTGCAGGGCCTTGGGTTGGTCAGCCATTTTCTTCCTCCACAGTCACATCACGCCACTCTCCGGGCGCACCGTTCACCCAGTGCACGTCGTGCGCGCTGCTCTCCCACCACTGCTGAAGGATGCGAACAGGGCGTGTGGCAATCCATTCGTCAGATGAGTTCCCGTGGTCAATTTCTTCGCGCACAACGAAGCGCAGCTTGTTGGTCGGAGTCATGCGTTCTTCTCCTTTAGCGCCTGTTGAATCTCAAGGAAAAGGAATGACAAATTCAGTCCGTCATGCGACCGTGCTTGTGACTCAATGCGATTTAGTTCTTCGTTCGTCAACGACCGCCACTCGCGGCGGGGTGCATTTACCCACTGCTCAAAAGGTACGCCGCTTGGATGCTGGTTATCAACCACAGTGCATTTGATACGCACTGTTGGCTCCTGCTGCGCCAGCGCGGCGCGAAGCCTGTCGTGCAGGACTGATTTCGGACTGACGGATACGCCGGCATCCAACGCCTCCAGCGCTTGCTGGGCGGCTTGTCTCAGGGTGTTCATTCCGCCCCCTCCTTCCTCTGCCGAGCCTCGTAGGCCAGCACATCGGCCAGACGGTACATCACGCGCCCCTGCTGGGTGCGGCCGAGCCGAATAAACGCCGGCCCGCGCTGATTGGCGCGCCAGTGGCGCACGGTGCGCTTGGCCACGCGCCATCGTTCGGCCAGTTCCTGCTCGGTCAGCAGGGTGTCACTCGTCGTCATCGGTGTTCTCCTCGGCGAACCACCAGTCTTCGATCTCGGCGGCGATGTCGTGCGCCTTGCCGGCGGCCTTGCCGTGCTCCGGGTGACTCAGCAGCGGGAACGACAGTTCATAGATCGCCACCAGCAGGCGGTCGATGTGCTCGCGGGCGGTGCGGGCGCGGTCGTCAGCGACGGCAAACATGTCTTGCGCGGCCTGCAGGCGGTAGTGCAGCGCCGCCTCGGCTTGGGTCATGGTGGTGCTCATACAGTGCCCTCCTCAGCCTGGACGATTTGCGGGTCGCCGGCAGGCGGTTCCTGCTCGGCGCGGATCTGGTTTGCGCGGCGCTTAGCTGCGGCAATAATGCGACCGCGGTCGGGGCCATTTGGGATGCGGCGGATGTCGGCGCGGAGCAGTTCGAGGCCCTCCAGCGTGCTGGCAAGCTCAATTGACTCCAGCAATTCGTCAACGTCAATCAGGCCCTCTGGGGGCTCAGGCGGTGCGGGCGGTGCGACCTCGTCCACAGTGCCCATGTCGCGCATGCGGACGGGTTCGCCGGGCTCCATGTCGCCGACTTCCTCGGGCGTGTAGGTGCCGACAACGACGCCGGGGAATACTGTGCGGATGCCCTCAGAGATGCAGCGCGAGCGCAGCATCTGACGCGGGTAGGACTTCCATGTCGGGTTGCGCGTCAGGCCGGCGTCCTGCGCCATCTTCGTCGTCCACGCGATCTCTACGCTGCCGCCAGACGGGTGCGAGAACTTGCCGACGACGCGCGTGTCGGTGTACTCGCCCCATTCCACCTTGCCGCCTGCGGCCTGGAAGCGGGCCAGCATGGCGTCGGCACGCAAGGCAGGGCGGCCATTAATAACGTGGTAGTCACGCGCGGCAATAGCAGGGTGCAGGCCCTCAGCCTGGGCGATCAGCATCAGGGCCATCGCCTGGTCTGAGGTTTTGACGCCAAACAGGCCCGAGCGGGCCACGCTGACGGCCATGCGTTCGATCTGGTCTACGGTTGCGAGTGCGGTCATGGGTGTTACTCCTGTGGTAGTTGAACGGTTTCAACATGCTCTTCATAACCTTGGCTGCGGCCGTATTCCTTTTCAAGCATTTCATCAATTTGCTCGCCAAGCTCAATTAGCTTGGCGCGACCGCAGTGCCTTAAAACAAATTCAAAAATTAACTCCTCTATCTCAACTCGTTTGGACATTTCTATATCTGATTTTTTGCACTCTTCGTTTCTCTCCTCAACAAGTTGATCCTTCAGGCTTTTAACCAGCAAATCATAGGCTTCAGCCATGAACACCGGCGCGTATGCGTTTGACATCGGCGCTCTCCGAAATGGGGCGGTTTCCCGCCCCGTGGGTTCAGTCAGTCAGGCCGGCGTTCTCGGCGCTGACGGAAACGACGCCAGCGGTCTCCACCGGGCATCCTGCGGCCATCAGCTCGATGATGTCGTCGTGCGACGCCGGGCGAACCTGCAGTTGCGGCATGCAGTGCCCGAGGGCGCCGGCAGGCGTGTAAGCGCGAACCAGGCGGTCTTCTTCTCCAGTTTGTGACACGACGTAGGTCTTCAGTGTGCGGACGTAGGCGCGCTTCGTTGCGGTGACGGTTTCGCTCATTTCTTGCTTTCCGCGAGACGCCGCAGCGCCTCGACTTGAATGCCGACCTGCTGCAGAAAAGACGTAACCTTGGCCTCCAGGTCGGCAATGAAGCCAGGGTCACGTTGGATCCGCTGAATGTGCAGTTGCAGTTCAACGGGCATCCGGGGATCGTAGGAGACGAAATCGCACCACTGACGGCCAGTGATCCACATCTGGCCCTGCACCTGCGCGCGGTGCTCGTCAGGCATGCCGCGCAGCAGCGTCTCAATATGCACGGCGCTGTTGAATGGGCACTTGATCTCGATCAGGCCGTCCCAGTCCACTAAGCCGTCAGGCGAACAGCCCGCCAGCAGCGTATCGTGGGCGACAAAGCCGGTTTCCTCAACGTGGATGCCAGTTGTGCGCTCGTAGGCCGCACGCGCTGCGGGTTCCTGCTCGGTGCCCCACTGCATCGCGGAGGTAACGTAGCGCTGGATGGGTTGCTGCGTCAGGCGCTCGACTACCAGTTCGGTGAGATAGTCGAGTTGCGCCTGCATGGGGTCGCCGGGCAGGTTGTCCTTCTTCTGCTTTTCAGTCTGCTTCTTGGTGGCAATGGCATCCTTGAACCTGCTGGCCGTGGCCTTGCCGATGCGGGCGGCGTACCAGTCCGCATCGCGCTGGGTTGCGGTTTCGAGGATCATTCCGTCCGCTCCTCGTCAACAATCGAAATCTGCTCGGGCTTGCCCTCGCTGGCAGGGAACAGCGCGATCTTGGTCTCGCGGCCGTCAGCGTCCGTCAGGACAATATGCCGCCAGGTGTAGCCCTCAGCGCTGATGCGACGGTCGGCGCGCACGCTGACGATCTGGTGGATGTGGATGGTGGTCATGTTCAGATCTCCCAGTCATACGGATCAGAATCGGGCTCGCTAGACGCGAACATCGCGTCCGCAATCTGCTGGATGCGGTGCTCGTTATCTCGCAGGAATCGGTTCTGCAACTCAAACCGAGCCGCATCGGCCTGAGCTCTGGTGCCGGCGAACAGGCACGCCAGCAGAACGTCGGCGTGAGCCGCCGACATGTCTTCCTCGCGCACGTTCGCCGTGTCAAACGCGGCGCCCTCGCGGGCTTGCGAAACAACCGAGAACCACAGTTGCCAGTCTGCTGGGCAGGCCAGCAGGTGGTCGCGGGCCTCGGCTTCGTTTGGGTGGTCTCCGTTGTAGCCGGCGGGATACGTGGGCCACGTGGCTTCATCGCCAGGCCCGTAGGTTGTCGTGTACATTCGTCAACTCCTGTGTCGCGCTCGCATCGGCGCCGACGCATCATGCCACTTTGTGCCGCCACGTGACTATTGTTGACAGAATTGCGGGGTCATTCTGCGCCGGTTGACTGCCGGCAGTCGGCGGGCTGACACTTGCGGCCCCGACAGGAGGACAACGTGACCCCCCGACAACGCGACACATTGAACATCGTCATGAACTACCAGCCGGTGACGACGGCAACCCTGGCCGCCCACTTGGGCGTGCAGAAGAACGCCGCCAACAGATACCTGCTGCATCTGAAGCGGGCCGGTTTCGTGGTCGCAGACGCGATCAACAAAAACAATGTCTGGTATCGGGCGACGCGCCAAGCGGAGGTAGGCGCGACCGCGCGGCAGGCGTATGAGCAGGCGCCGTCAGTCTGGGCGTATGCGGCGCGGTGCGCCGCGCAAGGGGCGAAGCGATGAGGGGCCGCCGCACCCTGCGCGAGGTCATGCAAGACCATCAGCGCAGCGAAGACACCCTAGCCGCCATCTGGGGCAAGCCGCGGCGTGAACTGCCGATACCGCCCGAGCCTCGGAAGCGCGCCCCAGCGAAGCCTAGCGGCGAGCCGTCAGAGGCGCAGATCCTGAGGGCGATTCTGGCGCTGCTGCGGCATCACCCGAAGGTCGCCAGCCACTGGCGGCAGAATTCCGGCACCTTCGCGGAGCGCAACCGCGACGGCTCGACGCGGTACATCCGCGCGAATACCGCCAAGGGAATGAGCGACATCATGGGCGTGCTGAAGGACGGGCGGACGCTAGCTATTGAGGTCAAGAGCCGCACTGGGCGCATGCGCCCCGGGCAGGAGGAGTTCCTCGCCACGATCCGGCAGGCCGGGGGCGTGGCGGGGGTTTGCCGCAGTGTGGACGATGCCGTCAGGCTGTTGGAGGGGGCATGACCCGCACAGTTTCGTGGTTTTCTTGTGGCGCCGCATCTGCGGTGGCAACTAAACTGTCGGAGCCGGACGTTATTGCATATTGCGATACCGGCAGCGAGGATTTTGACAATGCTCGTTTTATGCTGGATTGCGAGCGCTGGTTCGGCATGAGCGTCACGAAACTCAAAAACGAAAAGTGGCAAGACACCTGGGATGTCTGGGAAAAGAGAAAGTTTTTGAGCGGAATCAGCGGGGCACCATGCACCAGTGAACTGAAGGTTGTGCCTCGACTTGCCTTCCAGAAGCCTGACGACATTCACGTTTTTGGCTATACCGCAGACGCAAGCGATGTAAAGCGGGCAAAGGTTCTCCGGGAAAACTGGCCCGATATGAAGATTTCTACGCCGCTGATCGACAGGGGAATCACAAAGGCCGGGTGCCTATCTATGATTCTGAGCGCCGGCATCCAGCCGCCAAGGGTGTATGCAATGGGCTTCCCGAATGCCAACTGCATTCCGTGCGTTAAGGCCACAAGTCCTGCATATTGGGCCTTGGTAAGAAAAGAGTTTCCGATTCAATTCCGCAGAATGTCGGAAATGTCTCGCGCACTTGGTGCGAAATTGACGCGCATTAATGATGAGCGCATTTTCACTGACGAAATACCCGCAAATCATGCAGTCACAGAGGCCATCGCACCTGAGTGCGACTTTCTGTGTTCGCTGGCAGAGCAGGAATTCAATGAATCGGAGGCGACGTGAGAAAACGCTCCTCCTACCGCCCCCGCGGCATAAACCCAACCGCGCACCTGATGGCAATCACAGGCGCCGCCCTACTTACCCGCGACGACCGCACAGTCTGGGCGCTGCAGATGTACGACGCCCTTGACGCAGTGGCCCGGGGCAAGGCCCAGCGCCAGCAGTGGGGCACGATCTTCGATGCCGTCAACCTGGCGGAGCAACTCACGCGCATGGGTCTGGCATCCGACCCTGACGGCGTGATCCGTGAAGCGCAGGACGCCTGCGCCGGGATCATACGCCGGCAGCAGGCGACGGGGACGCGGGCGGTGCGGGCCGGGGAACTGGCGGCGCTGCGGTGTCTCGAGGCCGCCATGATCGACATCCTGGCCGCAGTAACGCATAGCGAGCGGTTCCGCGCCGAGGAGCGGATCAGGGCTCGGACGCGGGATGCGCAGGCCGGCAGGATTCCGGGGGTTGAGGTGATTGATCCGGCGGTTTTGGAGGGGAAATGAATGAGCTGGCTCTTTTCGCGGGCGCTGGTGGAGGCATTCTCGGAGGCAAACTGCTCGGATGGCGCACCGTTTGTGCCGTCGAGTGGGAACCCTACGCCGCAAGCGTACTTGCCGCCAGACAGAATGATGGCCTTCTCGCGCCCTTCCCGATTTGGGATGACGTTTGCACCTTTGACGGCAGACCGTGGCGAGGCATTGTTGACGTTGTATCTGGCGGCTTTCCGTGCCAAGCCTATTCCACGGCGGCTGCGGGAAAGAACACTTCGGATGATCTCTGGCCGGAAATGCGGCGGATCGTGGCAGATGTCGCTGCCAGGTACGTATTTGCCGAAAATGTTAGCAGACGAGCGATCAATTGGGCGGCAGACGACCTTGAGTCAATGGGTTACGTTGTCCGATGCGTGGAAATATCGGCGGCAGACATGGGCGCTGACCACATACGGGGCCGGTATTGGCTACTTGCATACGCCGACAACGATTGCGAACTTCTGCGCGCCGTCAATGCAAAAGCATCCCAGCTGCAGAGCGTGGCGGAAAGTCTTTGGAGCCGTGAGCCCGAGTGCCTTCGAGTACCTGATGGGTTGGCCGCTCGGATGGACCGACTTAAAGCCATTGGCAACGGACAAGTCCCACTCTGCGCTGCAACAGCATGGCGACTGCTGACGGAGGACAAATGACAACGAAACTTGACTTCAGCGCACTCGCACAACGCCTGCTCATCAGCGCCGACACCTTGGTCCCCCAGTGGCTTGCAGGCGGCCGACGCCGGGGCCATGAGTGGGTCACCGGCGACCTGGCCGGCGGCGAGGGCGACTCCTGCTCCGTCAACCTCCTGAGCGGCCGGTGGGCCGACTTCGCCACCGACGAGCGCGGCGGGGATCTCATCAGCCTGTACGCTGCCATCCACGAGATCACCATGGGCGAGGCGTACCGCGAACTGAGCGACGACGCGCCCGCCAGCAGCGTGCCTGCCAAGCCGCGCCCAGCGAAACCGCAGCGGCAGGTTATCACGCCGGTCCCCAGTGAGGCTGCGGACTGCGACTGCCGGCATCCCATATTCGGCGACCCGTCGCAGATCTGGACGTACTTCGACGGCGACGGCAACGTCCTGGGCTACGTCGCCCGGTACGACCCGCCTGGCGAGCGCAAGCAGATCGTCCCGTGGACTTTCAGCACCGACGGCTGGGGCATGGGCCAGTGGCCCGTCCCGCGACCGCTGTATCGGTTGCATGAACTGGAGGCCCGCCCCGAGGATCCGGTGCTGGTCGTGGAGGGCGAGAAAGCCGCCGACGCTGCGGCAGGGCTGACCGGCAGTCCGTACGTCTCGACGACTTGGCCCGGTGGCGCGCAGGCACTGAACCGCGCGAACTGGCAGACCCTGCGGGACCGGAAAATCCTGCTGTGGCCTGACGCGGACGCGGCCGGCGTTGAGGCTATGCAGCGTTTGGCGGCGATCCTGCAGCCGCTAGCCGCAGAGGTCAAGATCATCGACCCCACAGGCCAGCCTGACGCATGGGATTGCGCCGACAGCGGGTGGACCCGATGGTCCGACGCTCGGGCCTGGATCGCGCCGCGCACGACACTCTGGCGGCCAGCGCCAGCGCCCGAGCCTGCATCGGAAACGCCAGCAGAGCAGGCAGTCGCAGCGCGGGATGTCTCGACGCTGGAACCGGCAGAATGGTATGCCCGCTGGGCCTATATGGTCCCAGATGACGGATTCTTCGATCTGGTGGAACGCACCGAAGTGAGCCGCTCCGCGTTCAATGCGCTGTACCGGCGGGTGCGCTGCCATTCGATACACACCAACACCAGCGGCGCGGCGCGCAAGATCGAGGCGAGCGTGAGCTTCGACGAAAACCGCGCCGCGATGGGCGCCCGCGTCCTGGCCGGCGCGACCTACGCGCCTGGGGCGTCAACGCTGTGCGAGCATCAGGGGCAGGCCTTCGGCAATAAATGGCGTGACGGCCGGCCCGTGATCACCAGCAGCATAGACCCGCAACCGTGGCTAGATCACGTAGCCCGACTGATCCCCGAAGAAGCCGAGCGAAACCACATGCTGGATGCGTTCGCGTTCAAAGTACAGCGCCCCGGGATCAAAATCAATCACGCCATCCTGATAGGCGGAGTGCCTGGCGCGGGGAAAGACAGCATGATCGCGCCCCTCCTGTACGCGATTGGCGGGGAAAACAAAACCAATTGCGCCTCAGTCGAAACCGCAGAATTACAGGACCAATGGGGATACTATCTCGAGAACGAGGTGATCATTTTCAACGAACTGCGGCAGAGCGAGGCCGTGGATCGCAGGGCGCTGGAAAACCGGCTGAAACCGATTCTCGCGGCGCCGCCGGAACTGCTTTCAGTGCAGCGGAAATTTGCCCACCCGATACAGGTGCGAAATCAGGCTCTGGTGCTGGCGTTTTCGAACTACCGCGATGCAATAGCGATACCGTCAGATGACCGCAGATGGTATGTTTTATGGACAGATGCGCCCAGAATGACCGAGGAAGAATCCACGCGCCTGTGGGGCTGGTTCGCCCGCGGCGGACTGCAGGCCGGCGCGCTGTATCTGCGGCAGCGTGACGTTTCACGTTTCGCGCCCGGGGCCACGCCGCCGTGGACCGAAGCGAAACAGATCATGGTGGCCACCAGCCGCAGCGGAGCGGAATCGTGGTTGGTGGATCGCATCGAGAAGCGCATCGAGGAATTCCGCCTCGGCGTCATCAGTGGCCCGTGGCAGCCGCTGGTGGATCGCCTGCAGAATCAGGCGCCCCCGCACATCAGGCTGAACCTGCAGGCCCTGCAGCACGCGTTAGCCGAGGCCGGGTGGCAGGATCTCGGCCTGTGCAAATCCCGCAACAATCAGACCGCGCGCCATTGCTGGGCGTCGCCGGACTGGCGCGGGACGAAATCGGACGCGCGCGACGCGACCGAAACCCACCTCGGGTCTATGCCGACGCCGATGCGGCGGGTGATCTAGCGGCCCCTGCCGGCTCCGCGCGCCATTCCAGCGCGACGGCAGCGGGTGCGTGGCGCCAGCGCCCGTACATGGCCAAAACAGCGGCGTCCTCGGCCGTGTACCACGCGCGCAGGGCGTCGCGGTCGAACAGGGCGCCGAAGCTGCACGCCTCGGCGGCGCGCCAGGCCGCGACGGGATCGGCTCCGGTGTCAGCAAAATACCGCGCGGCAGCGGCGACGCCACGGGCGCGGGTTTCGGCGTCGGCGTCGCAGTGGGTGATGATCAGCATCGTTGTGCCTCAGAAAAGAGCCCCGGGCAGGAATGCTTTGATGCCCGGGGCAACGGGCGCGAGCCCGCAGGAGGAGACAACGGTCCCGAGTGGGACCGCGCGATTATAGGTCAAGCAGGACTGCCAGCAGCAGCGCCAGCAGGATGGCGAGGAGCGCCAGGATCACGGCGCACCCGTGGCGGCCCGGTCGCGCAGGATCCAGCCGGCGGCCCGCAGATCCTCGAAAACCCACGGGTTAATGTCGGTTTTCTCGTCGCGCCCCAGCGTCACGCGAACCATTTTTAGGCCGGTGGGCGTGACCCAGGTATACGCCTCACCGCCCCGGCGCATCATGCTGCAAGCATGCATAGCGGCTTCTTGGTCCCAGCGCGCGAGCGTGTCGCGCACCATGCGGGTAAACGTGTGCATCGTCGTTCTCCTTGCGTCAGGGTTGGCCAGTGGCGACCCGGATAACGTCCAGCGCGTAGGCCAGGTCGTCATCGTCGGCGGCTGGATGCGTCAGGCGCTGCAGGGCGCGGAGCATCTGGGGGGCGGCGGCGATCAGGCGGGCGTCGTCGGCGTTAACCGACTGAATGTCACCGATGACGCCGCCGGCGCCTTCAATCAGCCACCATACCGGAGCGCCGGCTATCTCGTAGCCGCGCGTCACGGTCCACGGTCCAGGTGTGTGCATTTTCGTTGCTCCTTCAAAACAGAGCCGGCTCGGCATCGGCCGGCGGGATTACGCGGCCCACAGGGCGCGCGCAGGGGGGCATGCTGGGGTAGTCCAGCAGTGCGGGCGGGAAGGGCCACACAGGCCCGCGTAGGGGCTCTGCGGGGGTGTCAGGCGCGGCGGG